ATACTTCTTTCTGTAACACTGAAACCTGCACATAGCTAAAGATTACTATGCTCTCCAAGAGATTGCCAAAGGTTGATTTTCAAGCTAATATGGCTAAAGGACATTTAACACATCAACAGTTTATTGACTTCTGTAAACAAATAACAGAATACCAACAAAAAAAAGAACACCTAAAACTTTGATATAGTACAGTAAGAGTTCTCTATTGTACTTTCATTCTTACTACCTTAACAGCTTCCTTTGTGCATATCTGCATCAACATCAGAGTTTCAGCTAATTAAGCTAAGGAGTATAAGACCGACCTTACACTAACTTGTAATTAAATCTCAAAATATACCTTATAGGTGCTGAATGAGTATTACAATATTGTTAGTATATCAAAGAAACTGGTGTCCTCAACAAAGAGGAAAGAGTTAAGTTTTTTAAATCCTTCTGCACTCAATTGTAATCTATAGAATCTATCACTGTTACAGAACCTACAACTCTACAGTTTGTTTTTAGAAGGTTCAATAGGTTGATTCTTTTGTTTACCTTAGACCTGTAGCTACTCAGGAAAGATTACAACTAACTTGCAACCACTAATTAGGTTACTTTGCTCTGATTTGAATAGTTTACTCTATAGATATTTCACACTTAACAAAAGGCTATAATATTGCCATAAAATATGGCAATTGACGGATTATCAATCACACTAAATCTTCTGAAACCTGTTAATACCAACACTTTCCACACAATTTTAACAACAAACTCTAACTCTAACGAGTTAGTGTTATAGTCAGAGTTTATTGTTAAAGCAAATAAAGGATGTCAAAAGACATCCTTTAATTTACTCATGTGACATACTACTAAGATATCACCCAATTCAGGGTCACTCTTAGGGTGTGATTTAATCACAATCAGACCATCCAAGTCTGATGGTTTCTTAATATCCAACTTCTCTGCTATGAATATTTGAGGAAGACTCAAGGACTCTTCCACAAACATCATAAGCTTCCCTGTGGAAGCTTGTTTAACCTCAGGTATCTTACCTGAATTGTTTTTAGCCAAAAAGGCTTTCAATGTAATCATTTTACAAGGGGGTTAGAAGATTAACAAACTTGAGGGGGGGTGCTTTGGAGTGGTTACTACACACTTATATAGATATAACACTTTTTAAAAATTATAAAAAATTTATTTTTTCTAAAAAAAAAATCAACAAATAGCTATAAGGGTAACCTCTTATTTTTACAAAACACTTGCATATTAAAAATACTTGTTGTATATTTGCACCCGTAACCCAAGTTAAGAATTAGTCCTCTTAACCTCTGGATCACCCATCAGTAACCATAAGTGGGTCAGAAGTTGGATAGTATTCTCAAATAGAGAAGAGGTTTCTCCGATAGTTACAAAAATGGTTTTAGTATAAATGCAGGGCTACCACCAAAGTGTAAGGGAAAGAGTAGACTAGGGGCTAAAAACCAACTGCACGAAATCTAAAATTAAAAAGTGAAATTCTCAAGGGGATATTGTATCTAATTCAGAATAAAATAATCTCTCACATTATCAGTTAGTTAGAACAAGCTATTAAAAATAGTTTGTAAAAAATTAGGTTTATAATATTTAACACTGTACATTTGCAGTATAATTTAATAAGATGATACCAAAGAAATTTAATATATTAAATCATACTGTTAAGGTAAAGATGGTTGATAATATTCCTAATAGGTTAGGAGAATGTCAAAGAGATTTGTGTAGTATGGATATTGCTACACATGTTAATGATGATAAGTTACCTGATACTATTGTAGAACATACTTTCTTTCATGAAGTAGTACATGTTATATTGGATAGTATGGGGGAATATAAACTTTCATCTAATGAGAAATTTGTTGATGTATTTGCAGGTATGCTACATCAAGTTATAAAAACAAGTAAATATTAAAAATAAGAATTATGAATACAAGAATTAAACCACATGCTAAAGGAATTTTAATTGAATTTAGTGAGATTGAACGAACAGAATCTGGAGTATATCTTCCTAATGGTACTCAGAAATCTGATATTAATAAGTATGAAGGAGATATTGTACTAGCAGTTGGTAAAGATGTTACTACTACTAAGGTAGGAAATCAAGTAATGTTTTATCCACATGCTACACCTACATCATTTGAATTGATGGATAATGATGGCTTGATGCATAAGTATATGTTGTTTAGAGAAGTAGATATTGCATGTTTAGTAGAACCTCTTAATTTAGAACAAGCTATTGAACCTCCTGTTTATTTGTAATATGGAAATTAGTAGTAATGCTTTCCTTTTAGGAAAAGTAATTGAAGGAATGATAGAACAGCAAGTAGGTAATATTAAAGATCCTCTCATTACACAAGAAAGGTATAGAGAGATATGTAATCAATTTGGTGTACCTAATATTTCTGAAGAGTTAGCTAAGAATATTATTAAATGGTTAGATAATCCTGATAATTTTAAAAAAACATCAGATTTATTTGGTTTTATACAGAAAGCTTATAATAAAAAAGATAATGAAAAATAAATACTACACTCTGGTTATATATTCCAGAATTTAACCAGTATGATAGAGTAGGAGCAGGATATAACAAAACATTAGATAGAACAAATGAAAAGAATACAGATAAAAGCAAGTGAATTAAATAGATTGTATGCAACAGTTAATCATTTGTATAAGAAAGGTAAATTGTTAGAACATGCAGATGCTGATATGGAATATAATGGAGATGTTATCAGATTTGTACATGATAGAAATATGGGTCATAATGGATCTTGGGTAGTGATTACACCTATCAGTGTAATTTATGATGAAGATTAATGTATATTTGCAATATGAAATAATGTGTTATGATACTTGATCCTCTTTGTGGTACAAATACAATGATATATGTCCATGAAAATTTTGATACTGTAGTTGATAAACTAAATGTGTATATCAGTTTAGCTAAAAAATTTATTAGTAAAAATAAGAGATTTCAGTATATGAAGTATATTGAAAAGCTACCTGATAATACATGGTGTTTAATATTTAAAATATTACCATCTAATCATGAATCTGTTAAAGAGTATAATAGATTAGTTGAAAAAAATAAACATGTTGATTGGATAAATTATTTAAATGAATTTATAGAAGGATGATGATAAAGGTTTTAGAGCAGGTAGATAAGACTAAATCAATTAGATCCGATGATGGTCAGGTTTATGATGAAATTATATCAAGTAAATTAATTAGTAAAAAGATGGAAATTTCTTCTATTGAAGAATATTGTGAATTAATTAATCAAAATACTTTAAAACCTTACAAGAAAAGATGTTTATTAAAAACCTATGATGGCCAATGGTTAATAGTAAATCATTCTTTTAAAGAACTTAGTGAAATGAAAAGTTCTAATAACAGAACAATAGTAAAAGGATTTTATGGCAGCAATCATACAACCAGAAGTAGTAAGAATATTAACAGAAGTAAGTAAGAAGCATAATGTTTCATATAACACTGTAAAAGAAGTATATTATAGTGTATTTCAAAAGATGCTATTAGAATTTAAATTAATTGATGATCAAAATCCTGATACATGGAATAAGAATACTATAATTAAAAATTTTGGTAAATTTGCAATAAATAAAAATAGATTAAAAAAATATGGATCTTACAGAAAAATTAAAGAAGATGCAGTCTAATAATACAACTACTCCTTCTAAGTTTATTGGAAGAGTATTTGAATTAAGAGATATTACACATAAAGAACATCTTAGAACAGATTCTTATGCTAAACATAAAGCATTGAACGAATTATATGATCAGTTAATTGATCAAATTGATACTTTTATAGAAAGTTATCAAGGAAAATATGGAATAGTAGAATTTGCTATTGGATCAATTAATGTAATTGATTATATGGAGTATATAGAGGAATTTGCTAAATATACAGAATTAGCAAGAACTGTATTTAAAGATGATTATTTAAAAAATCAAATAGATGAAATAACATCTGTTATATATTCCACAATTTATAAGTTAAAATATTTGAAAAAATAATATGAAAATATTTGATTTAAAAGATAATGAAATTGTTATTAGTCCTGAAATATTAACTGTTGATATATTTCATCAAATATGGACTGATGATAAAAGTAAAAATAAAAATAAGGCTTTAAATGATTTTAAATATATTTACCATCTATGTGATTTTAATTCTCCCTATAACAATTATTCTGAAGAAAAAAGAAAAGAAAGTATCAAAGAGGAAGTACTTGGAGATAAGACATATATTCCTTCAGAGAAAGTTCAACAAGGTTGTAAAGTATATAAAGCTTTAAAAGAAACTCCTATTGAAAGATTGTTTTATAGTGTTAAAGATAAGGTTGAAGAAATATCTAATTATTTAAATGAAACTGAATTAACAGATACTACAATTACACCTGTATTAAAAATATTTGATTCTATCAGTAAAACAGTATCTCAATATAAAACTTTAGAAGATGCTGTTAAATCTGAAAAGAATGCTACAGGTAATAAAATTAGAGGAGATAAACAAGTAAATTCAGCTTTTAATGAATAATGTTACATAATACAAAAGTTTTTTTAGGAGCAAGAGAAGAGTATTTACTTACAGGTCAATACACTAAAGCATTACCAGGAACTTATCAATTTAATGAATTTTGGAAAGAAGAGCAAAGAAAGTGTGTAGAAGGAGTTAATGTTGGTAATTTATATATACCAGGTACTTACTATTTCTATTTAAATTATACTAGAATGCTTCTTAAAGACGAATCAACTGGTAGAAAAACACAAGGATTTCCAAGATTTACAGATGTGGATTTGGAATTTTTTAGTTTAATAGAACAAGCTAGAAAAGATAAAAAAGGTTTTATAATGGTTAAACCTAGAAGAACAGGTTTTTCTTATAAAAATGCAGCATTAGTTACTCATGAATATAATTTTTATAAAGATGCTAAATGTATTATTTCAGCATTTGAAAATAAGTATTCTGATAATACTATGCAAATGACTTTAAATAATTTAAACTTTTTAGATCAGGCTACTATATGGTATAAACCTAGAAATCCTAATACTCAGGATTATGTGAAAGCAAGGCATCTTAGAAAGATGGAAGATGGTAGAGAGATTTGGGTTGGGTTTCAATCTGAAATTAAAAAGATTACTTTTAAAGATAATCCTTTTGCATCAGCAGGTTTATCAAGTTCTATATTCTTATTTGAAGAAGCTGGTATCTTTAATAATATTATAGAATCCTATAATATATCAGAACCTTGTTGGAAAGACGGTGATGATGTTATAGGCCTTCCAATTATATACGGTACAGGAGGTGATATGCTTGCAGGTACAGCAGCATTCTCAGAAATGTATTATGATCCAGATAGATTTAATTTATTAGCATTTCCTAATATTTGGGAATCTGATAAAAATAATCAAAAGTGTGGTTGGTTTTTACCATCTACTAAACAAAGATTTGGAGTTTATACAGATAAGGAAACTAAAAAAACTATTAAGTTGGTTGATGATGATGGAAATTCTAATGAAGAATATTCATTAAAATCCATATTAGATTTCAGAGAAACTAAAAAAGGTAATCCACAAGCTTATAGAGATGCTGTTACACAATATCCTTTAACACCGTCAGAAGCATTCTTAATAACAGCAGGAAACATGTTTCCTACAATGTTGTTAAATGAAAGACTTGCTGAATTAAGAGGTAATCCTAAAAAATATATAGAAGTTAATTGGATAGGTAATTTTATTATTTCTGAAGAAGGTGAATTAAGATTTCAAGCTCAGGATAATGTAATGCCTTTAAGAGATTATCCTATTAAGAAAAAACCGGATGATGATGTTACAGGTTGTATAGAAATTTATGAACAACCTCAAAAAGAGAATGATGGTAAGATAACTCCAAGAAGATATATTGTATCAGTAGATACTTTTGATGATGATCAGGCTACTACTAATTCTGTGGGCTGTGCTTTAGTATTTGATAGGTTTACAAGAAGGATTGTAGCAGAATATACAGGTAGACCACAATTGGCTAAAGATTTTTATGAAAATGTTAGGAAATTAATTATTTATTATAATGCTATTGGATTTCCTGAGATTAATAAATTAGGATTTGTTACATATATGGAACATAAAAAATGTTTATACATGTTAGCTGAAACACCTGTTCAATTAAGAGATAAAATTGAATGGAAACCTAATTTAAACACTTCTTATGGATTTAAAGCTACTGATAGAACTAATAGTTGGGGTAGAGAGCTAATTAGAGAATGGTTATTAGAACCTATTGAAAATGATTCTGAAATACTTAATGTAATGAGAATTAGATCTACAGGTTTAATACAAGAACTAATTAAATGGAATAAAGATGGTAACTTTGATAGAGTATCTTCATTAATAGGTGCATTAATATTAGATGTAACTATGAATAGGGAAATTATACAAGCTCAGGAAAAAAGATCAAAATCTTTTGCAGAATCTTCTTTTTGGAAAGAAAAAGGGTTTTTAAAAGATGATTATGATCCAATAACTGAAGTAAATAGCTATAAAGATAACACCCTGTTTTTTCAGAATTTGTTTAAATAAAACTAAATTTGCAACTTTAAAAAATTTATGAATAACTTAGTCATACAAGTACCCGCTCAAGCATTACCTGATTCCAAGAAAAATCTTGAGTGGGGTAAAAAATGTGTAGATGCTGGTGAAAATGTATTAATGTTTGATTCTTCTGTAGTAAGACAAACATTTTATAATAAAAAAGTAAACTACAGACTAAGAAATAACATGCTTACTGATAAAGATGTTCAGCAAGTATGTGAACCATATGGAGTAGAGTTTTCAGCATTTCCTAAAAGTATGCAACATATAGGATTAGGAAATTCTAAAATAAATACTCTTGTAGGTGAAGAAGCTAAAAGATTAGCTAGATATCCATTTCAAGCATATATATCATCTTCAGATCAAATGGGAATTTCCTCTAAAGAAGAAGATATTAAAAATTTATGGTTAACTAAACTAACTACTGTAGCTGAACAATCTATACAACAACAACTTCAAGGTGAAGATCCTCAAAAAATACAAGAAGCTATTCAACAGGAATTAGCTAAATATGATAAGTATTTGAAGTATAATTATCAGGATTTAAAAGAAATAGCTGCTAATAAAATCTTAAAATATGAATACAAAAGATAAAAAGTATCTGATGTATTACTAAGATCTTGGGAAGATTACTTACGTGCTGCTGAAGATGTAGTTTGTATTGAAGAATTAGGTAATGACATTGTATTTAGAAAAGGGAATCCATTATATTTATTTACTAGTCAATCTCCTAATACTTATAACAT